TCCTGATGCTCGGTCGAGATTTCCACCTGCATTGACATGCGGTCGCGGATCTCGGAAGCGATCGGACTGCCTGAGCCGACCAGGAATGTGCCGGCAGCAATTGAAGGCGTCCAGGCGACATCGAGGCCGAAGATGTTCGGGACCATCGCGCCTGACTGCGGATCGCCGAGAATATAGCGGCCCATCGTGTCCTTGGTCAATCTGACACTCCACCAGTCATTCGGGTGCAGAACGACAAAACTGGGCGGGAGTTCGCTGGCGGCCGTGATCTGCTGAATAGCGCGGCCGATAATGTCGATGCGGTTCCAGCCTGCAGTGTTGTTGAGTAGCCCAGTGTTAAAGGCAGTCGCTTGCGGAATAATGCCGTGCAAATTTTCGCCGGTGCCATCGCCAGATAGCAACTGGATTTCTTCCGCCAGGTTGACGTAATACGGCAGCGAGGTCTCGATGAAACCAGCGAGTTCGCCGAAGTCATCCAGCACCTGCCGCGTTGCAGGGATCCAGGTTGCGATCGTCTTCACGCGCTCGGAAAGTGCGGTGAACGTAACGGCATTCTCTGGTTTCGTCGTATTTTCAGCAACCGGCGATGCGATGGTCATCGGCGATAAGACACGTACAAAGTCGACCACCTGATATGTCGTCGGCCGCGCCGTGAGAAGATCGCGCACCTTCAGCGTGCGCCGGGCCTCCGGCACGATACCGGGAATACGCTCAATTTCTAAAACACCGGTCGTCTGATAACCAATGATAGGCGAGGTGATGGTTGTCTTGCGCTCGAACATGCGCGCCATCGTTTTGCCTTCGAGAGTGATCACGGCGCGTCCGGAATGATCACGCACGATGCGCTGGATGCCTTCGTTCTCTTTTAACTGGAGTTCGAGACTGACCGGCGCCTTATCCTCAGCGGCGTGTTTCTCCGCTAATTTCAGGTCGATGGCATCCACTTGCTTTTGGAGCGAGTCGATAGCGGTCTTGGTTGTGTCGAGCATGGTGCCTAACGATTTTTTTTCTTCGGCAGCCTTGTCGAAATAGGTTTTTAGCTCGGTTTGCAGAGTCCCGAGCTGGTCTTCTAATGGTGCAGGCATGTGGGTTCCTATTGAAATGGGATTTTCCCAATTAATTACGCTGTCGGGATCAGCGACCGGATCGAAGTGATCAGGATTTTGGCTGCCGAGTGGTCATGGACCGGCTCGGTATTGTGCACCGCGGCTTTGGCGGCGGAAGTGTCGTCTGTTTCCTCGGGATCGTCCGTGGAATCGTCGACGGCTTCACCATCCAAAAGTGCGGTAAAGATCGTGTCCATGCTTTTGACGTGGCCGTGCGCCTCCATCAAGCTGCTCTTGGTTGCAGCGCTCAGCCGGCGCCCTTCTTTGGCTTCCATCGTGCGCAGTGCCTTCAAATCGAGGCGGCCGCACGTCAGCACATTGGCGAGCGACTTCTCTTCAAGCGCGTGCCGGCGCATGTACTCCATCGCCTCGTCGCTAGCAAAGGAATCGAGGTAATCCAGGAATTGCGGCAGCCAGGCGAGATAGGCATCGGTGAACTGCTGCAATGCCAGCGCGGAACCAGCCACCCGCTCGTCGCGGCTCAGGTCGGGATCAGTCAGCATGTCGCCGAGCGATGCGAAGATGGCCTGCATCATCTGGTAGCGAGCATCGACTAGCTGCGCTTCGGCAAACTCTTCGTTAAAGTCGTCCTTGCGCTCCTGCGAGCGGCGTTTCACGCTCGAGACGCCGGCCAGCTCGTTCATCGGAAACGTGACAATCGAGCCCTCCCAGAGCCGCAGCTCCTTCAGGTGGCGCACGCCTTTGTCCATCTGTTCCTTGATGGTGTCGTAGCCGATCGACAAACCGCTCAGCAGATTTTTCTTCAGCAGCTTGTAGGCGGTCATCGAGTACGGGATGTCATCATCGAGTTCAATCTGGCCTTTGACACGCAGCGCGTCGGGGCCGTCGAACAGTTGCAATTTGCCGATGACGTTCGCCGGCTCATGCTGCCATAGCAGCTTCACCTCGGGGCCATGCTCCTGGATGGTTTTCGTGAAGGCGCCCGGCTCGATCAAATCGCCGCCCAGGTCGATCGTGTTGTACGTGGCGAGAACGCCGTCGAAGCTGCCCTCGTTAGAGATCTGCTTGATCTCCATGCGGAGGCTGCGCTTTTTATTTTTCATTGCGGATCTCCTTAGGCGATGTGTTTCGAAGGGACGCGATAAAGCGACGCCTGCTCGACTTCAACTGGTGGCGCTGTTTTCGGCTGCGTCTGCGATGTCAGCGGCACGCCTGGCGGCAGTGTCTGCATGTTGAGCTGGATATGGTGATCGTCGCCGCCTTCGACCGGGTTCCAGTCCTCGAGGTCGCGCACTTCGTTCACCGAAGCGATGCCGTTCTGGAGCATGGTGGCGTAACCCGACATGCGGCTCGGGAAATCGCCGCGCAGCAGCGCGTTGACGTTGTGCCGGAAGAAGAAGCCCTGCGCTTTCTCTTCAGGCGTCAGCACACAGCGCCAGAGCGCCTGCTCCCAGCGTGTCAGCCAGGTCGCCAGCGTCATCTTGATGAACTCGAGCGCCAGCTGCTCGATGTTGGCGAAGGTGGCGCGCGACAGATCACCGACCAGGTGCGGCGAGACCAGGAACCAGCGGCAGATCTCAGGGATGGAAAACTGGCGGCTCTCAAGCAACTGCGCGTCTGCGAAATTGAGGCCGATCTGCTTGTAGGTGGTGCCGTTCTCAAGGATCGGCGCGCGGTGCGGCTCGGAGTAGGCAGCCTCCCAGTCAGCGCGGAACTTCTGAAACTCCTGGTCGTTGCGGAAGCGCTGCGACATCTCGAGGACATACGGGACGCGCCCACCGTTGGCGTAGAACCGCGCCACGTTGCGATCGGTGGCGAGCGCCGTGCCGACAGACTGCCGCGCCATCGTGATCACCGAATAGCCGCGGATGCCGTCCCAGCCGATGCCGCGGAGATGCAGAATATCCTGCGGTTTGCCTTCGGTGACGGTGTACGTTTTCTCCGTGTCCTCGTCGACTTTGACGCAATAGACGACGCGCTTCTGGCCGGCCTTCTCGCGATCGACTGTGACCTGCCCTGGCAGCAACAGCCGCAGTTGATAAGCAGTCCCGGTGCCGGAGCGCCGGAGGATCTGCGCGAAGGCATTGCCGCCGAGCACCGTGTGGCTCGTCATCGTTTCGCGGAACTCCTGCGCCGTCGTCTCGTCGTTGGGCGCATCGTGAACGACTGACTGCATCGGGTGCTCGGCCGCGACTTCCTTGCTGCCGGGTTTCCGCTGCAGCATGTTCAGCGGGATAAAACCAACGCTCTCGCTGATGATGCGATTGCAGGCCCAGACGACGGAATGATTGAGCGCAGTGTCGATCGAGACCGGCTCGCCAGACCAGGCCGGCATCCCGCCGGAGAGGATCGAGTAAATGCCTGGGTAGCCGTTGCGTGCATACCAGCCGGCCGTTATAGCATCGAAGGCGACGCCGCCGGCGAACGACTTGAGGCCGAGATCTGGCGTGTCACTCAGGCTATCTCGCAAATTGCGGACGGCTGCCCTCAAAATGCTGCCGACAGCGGGAAACGGTAGTGCCATTTAGACTTAGCGGCGCTTATGCCGGTTGAACGGGTTGTATAGGTACCGGTAGGACTACCTAGGAAACTGTTTCCATCCCTAAAATGGAGAGTTATGAATAAAACACGCGCGAATTACCGCACAATCGCGCTTTTATTGACTGGTGCATCTTGCCTGTTTAGCGCCGATGCGCCGAAGACGCTCAGCCCCGACTTTGCGAAGGCCGGCCTCAAGGCGCTGATCATCCTGAAGAATGGCGACCGATCACTGAACAGGGACGATTACCGCCGCTATCGAGACACGCTCGACACTGCCGAAGTGGCCGCTGCGACGGAGGACGAGAAGACGACGCTTGCTGCGATCCGGCGTTATCAGGAGCGCCGCCAAAATGATGGCCTCCACCTGACCGAACACCGCCTGGCGGTGATTCAGACCGGCGTCGACATACTCAGCCCCATCCCAGAAGATCCACAAACCGCGAAGGACCTGGTTGCCACGGATGCCTGCGCCGACGGCCTGGAGAAGGTGCTGCGGAGCCGCGTGTTTGCTCCCGTTCCGGAATGCTACCAGCCGAGAGAAGAGGCGAAGGCGGAGCCACAGCAAGCACCTGCTCGACGGCCCCACGTTTCAGAGCACTCAGAAGACACCAAGCCATAAGTCAGCCGATCGTCCGCACGCCGGTGTGTATGATGCCGGCGCCTTCATTCCGCGTGGCGCGGTCAATTGCCATAATCAGCGCCACAATTCCATCAATCCGTTTGTTGCTGGTTTTCCGATCCGGCTTCTCTGGCCGGATGTTGTCGTTGCCGTCATCCCGCGCTTCCACGCAGTCAGCGTTCCATGCGAGCACCGGGTGATTGGCATGTCTGACCTTCCGATCGAGCACCAGCTCCATCACTTTCTTCATCGGCGCGCTGAGCGACTGGAATCCCTGGCGGATCGGCACGCACTGCAGCCCTGAGTCGATCAGATGCTGTGCGAACTCGTTCGCGTTCCACGGATCGTATGCCAGCTCGGCGAAGTCAAACATCTCGCGCGCCCACTCGATGCGATCGCGGATGACCGGCTCGTGAATGCCGTTCTCCATATCCTCGGGCGACCGCTCCTGGCGCACGACTTCGCCTGGCACCGCTTCGATGTAGCCGTTCCGGACCCACTCGCTATACGGTACGTGGTCGCGGAGTTCCATGAGCTGGACCTTTGCCTCCGGCATCCAGAAGAACGGCAGCACATCATAGGAGCCGTCCCGCTCGTCGGGAAACACGAGCACCAGCGCCGACAAGTCAGTCGTTGACGATAGATCGAGGCCGGCATAACAGAGGCGATCGACAACCGGCCGCGTCTCGGCTCTGCACAGCGCCCACTTGTCGCTCGGCATCCAGCGCGTGGCACGCTGGCCCCAGTAATTCAGGTGATAGCGCTTGTAATCCGCCTCGAGCATCGGATCATTGCGCGCCTTGGTTGCAAGCGCCTCGAGCACGTCGTCGCGCAGATAGCCGCCATTATCTTCATGTGAAGGGTTCGCTTCGACCCGGGCCGCACGGCTGTGCCAGTAAGCAGGATCGGTGCGCAGCTTCTCTTCGCTCGCCGCCCAGATGCGGCCATAGAAGCGTTCATCCGTAAAAACACCTGCTTTGATCTGCCGGGTATATTCGTGGCGCCGCCAGCAGAGCGGCGACTCATCTTTGACGCCTGCCGTGGTGATGTCGATCACCATCGACTCACGCCGCGTGATCATACCGCGTTCCAGCACTTCGTTCAGCTCCAGCGCCCTGTGAGTCTTCCAGCGGTGCAGCTCATCGCGCACCACGAAGCACGGTTGGATCCCATCGTGAATATCGCCGTCCGCCGAGAGGCTTGCATAAAAAGAGCTGGGGTCATCCTTGCGGAGAATACGCTTGGTGGAAGCCAGAATCTTGAACCGTGATGACAGCGCCGGGTTCGCTCTCACCATCTGGGCAGCTGCGCGGAAGACTTGCCCGGCCTGATCTTTCGTGGTTGCCGCGGAGTAGATCTCCGCGCCCGTTGTCTCGACGCTGGCGAGCCGGTAGACCACGAGCCCAGCGCACAGCGTTGTCTTCGTGTTTTTCTTCGGCACCTCGAGATAGATGTCACGGTACTGCCGCTTGCCTTCGTCATCGAGCGTGCCGAACAGGTCGCGCAGGATCTCCCTCACCCACGGCATGAGGCGGAACGGCTTCCCGGCGAAATCGGCTGTCAGCGTTAAGCGTGTTTCGAAGAAGATGCATACTTCACAGGCGCGGCAGAGCAGTTTGCCATCTTTCAGGCGCTTGCCCGATTTAACCGGGCTTTGGCAGAATGAACAGCTCGGCAGACTGGTTAAATACGGCGTCATCAATAGAGTCCTGCGGCCGCTCGCGTGCTTCGACCATGATCCGCGTGCGGGCCGAAGGCGTCAAGCCGAACTCGCGCCTCTGAAGGATCAGACTTCGGCCGAGATCACGAATGGTGCGTAGTGATGCTGCGCCTGCCTGGGTCGAAAGCAGTGCGAGAACTTCGCCGCCCGGCAATTGCTTTTTCTCGCGCTTGGCTTTGGCTTTGATCTTGCCGATCATCTGCCAGAAGCCAGCATATGCCTTCTCGAGCGCTGCCTCGTCTTCGCACAATTGCCGCAGTGCCTGCGCGTCCACGCGCTTCAGCACTCCCGACACGCTCATCTCACGCACCAACTGGTTCCAGATGCGTGAGGCCGCCATGCTCATCTTCGGCTTATCTGGCAAGCCGTTCGGGTAGAGCGGCTCATTCTGCGGCAGTGGCTTGTGACCGGGGAAGCCTTCGTAAGCCTTGAGTGCTGTCGGTTTCTTCGGCGGACCCGGCATTATGCGAAAACCTCATCACGAATCTTCTCGGCGATCGCTCGCATCATGACCGGCGGGACGGAATTGCCGAGCCGCTCCCACTGCTGGGCATAGCTGCCGGTCAGAATGAAGTCATCAGGGAAAGCGCAGATCCGCTTAAGCTCAGCGATCGTGAACTTGCGGCGCTCGGTCGGATGCGTGATATCTGTCTCGATTTCAAACTGATCTGTGTGACCACCTGCCATGACAGTGTTGAGTGGTTTCTCCAGAGGGCAGATCTCTTTTTTAAACTGACTACCGACACGGCCGATAATTTGTAACCGCTCAGTCACTTCAAATTGAGCGTCGCTGCTCAGCGTGGTGATAACTGGTTTTGCTTCAACGTGATACCTATAGCTAGTCATTCCCGATGCTGCGATAGTCGCAACTGGAGTATGCCGAATAATTCGCTCTTCCTGAAAACCATGAGCGCCGAGTGTTAAATTGTCGATCCACGGCAGTGCATCACGCACTGAATAGCGATAAGGCAGCGGCTCCGGATGCACTGGGTTGCGCTGCAGATCTTCACGCACTCCGATAAAGATAATCCGCTGACGCATCTGCGGAACGCCGAGCCACTGAGCATCGAGCAGCTTCGCTTTCACGCGGTAACCGGATTCCTTGAGTGCCTTCAGCACGTCGAGGAACCAACCCTTCGCCACGCCTTTCACCAGGCCGCTCACGTTCTCGGCTACGAATACCTTCGGTCGCAAGCCGCGGAGAATGCGGATGTATTCATCGAACAGAGTCTCATTGCACTGTCGTGCGCCGTGTTCGTAAGATTTTGCCTTACCCCAGCCTTTTTCCCGCTGGCCGGCTGTCGAGAATGCCTGGCATGGCAGCGAGCCGTCGAATAGATCCAACTCGCCGGCTTGCAGCCCCGTTGCAGCGAGAATCTCCTCGGGCTGCACGTTGCGGATATCCCGCGTGTCCAGGATGCAGTCAGGTTCCATATATTGGCCCGATACGAGTCCTGCGCGGCCGGCACAAACTCATTTGCCCAGATGACGCGAAAGCCCGCCATACGGTAACCCAGGCAGGGACCGCCGCAGCCGGAAAATGTCGAGGCGACCTTTAGGCCGTTCCAGGGGATCGCTGCGATCTCGGCCATCGACGGAACGCGATAAGGCGGCTTCGACTCATTGATCTGATGGCGGCGCCGCGCCGGCGACTGACTAATCCGTTGATGGTTTTCCGCCACTCCAGCGATAGCCGCACTTCGGGCATTCGTGCTCTGTCTCGATGTTTTCGTCATACTCGTTGAATGCCGAGAGCGCTGTCTTCTCATTGCCCTGTATCAAGCGCGTGATCTCTTCGTCATCGAACCCGGTGAGGCTAAGCTCAAATCCGAGATATCCGTGAGGTCGTCCAGCTCGGCGCCGAGCAGTTCGTCATCCCACTCAGCCCAGGCGACTGAGCGGTTCACCATGAGTCGGAACGCCTTTACCTGGCCTTCCGTCCACTCGTCGCACAGGATCACCGGGATCGCTTCGAGTTTCAGCTCATGCGCAGCCTTAAGGCGCAGATGCCCGTCGACGACTGTGCCATCACTCTTCGCGAGCATCGGAATCTTGAAGCCGAACTCGCGGATGGATGCGGCCATCTTCGAAACGGCGCCATCATTGCGCCGCGGATTCCGTGCATAGGGCTTGAACCGGTCGAGTGGCCAGTTTTCAACTGCGGTTTGGGTTAAAACTGTCATCTGTGGAAAATTTTCGCGGTACTGGCGCGCGGTACGGCGATCGCCTTCGCTAGAGATTTGACCCGCCCTCCCCCCTTCCTTCGGGACGGGCCATCAGTGCAGCCAGAGCGCGAGCGTCAGCGCCGCCAGGCCCAGCCAACCGAGACTCGCCCCGCGGCGGATTTACGTTGCAGCCTGCGAGACAAAAGAGAACGAAAGCAAAGACCAGCAGGATCAAATGCAGAGTGGACATATCTTCTTTCACACGCGTTTGTTAAGCATCCGCATGGTGCGCGCATTGTGACAGTGGTCGCAGCGCGTCGCCAGGTTGTCGAGCGCGAGCCGGAGATCCGGCCGCTCCTCGATCGGGATGATGTGATCGGCGTGCAGGTGGCGATCGCCGCGGTTGTATCGCCGGCGCAGCTCATCGAGCACGCGCTCGACCGGCACCGGACCAAGATTCAGCCGGCGGTGCAGCTCGACCAGGTCCGGCTCCCAGCCGCAATCGACACAGCGCCAGTCATCCCGCGAGAAGCAAAGCACGCGCAGCCGGCGATGGTGCTGATCATAGCCGCGCTCGGTGGGAGTGCCGCGCCGCTGCTCTACTTGGAGCGAGTGGCGATCGCAGCGCGGATTCCGTGAAAGCTTCGGACAGCCCGGCACCACGCAAGGTTTAAGTGGTACGAGTGACACGTTACTAACTGGAACGTGTTGGAGGCAAAGGCAGCTTCCAGATCTCTGCCATTAAACGAAGCAACGGGTGGCGTTCTTTACGCCTGAGCTGACGCACTAGTTTTTCCACCCATGCCCGCTCGACTGCATCGGCGGGCGCATACTTCGACTCAACAACCGGCTTCGCCATTGGCTTGCGCTCATGTGCCAGCACCTTCGCTTCGATGGCGCGGTATGCAAAATTCCCTAACGGTCTGCCCTGCTGCAGTGCAGCTAGTTTCGCCCTTCGCTTGAAATCCTCGGAACACTCGCAGTAAATGCGGTCTTTCTGCATTGAACTGCCGGGAAACGTACCAGTTTCACAGATGTACGGATCACTTTAGTTCACATTGTCCCACTGCAGAATCGAGCCGAAAAAGCACAGCATACGCCGCGGCTTCGGAAAGCGCCCGGCATTTTAAAAACCGGTTTTGAAACGAACGCGCAGTATGTAAACAGGGGAAATCCCTAGAAAAGCAAATTATCGAATCTTTTACCCGGGCACGCTAATTCCGGCTGTATTAAAAGCGGTTTGTCCCATTTAAATGCCATTCACCACTATCCAATAGTGAACAGCTTCATCGGATCCCCGATGACAGGCACGCCTTTGATCTGCTCGAGCGTCATCGCGCCAACGCGATCGTAGGCGAGATCCTGCTCCAGCTGCACCAGGCGCTCGGCCGACTGGCGATAGTGCGTGTCTTCGATGAAGGCGATGGTGCGCTCGTCGCGCCACCGCGCACGACCGCGCACAACGTAGCGTTCAGCGGCTTTGACAGAGATGTAGGTCAGCTGACCGCTGACCGGGTTGGCAACACGGATCTTGAGTTTCACTTTGAAGGGATGGAGGAAAGCGGTGGCTTAGGCCCGATGGGAGGGGACGGGCACGATTATGCCCGCAGGAAGTGCCGCTGCGTAGCATCCAGTGTACTGCACAATTTACGAGAATGTTTAGCAGATATTCCGAACAAATATTAGTGGCGTTAAAAGCTGACGTTTTGACGTTTTGACGCATTTCAGTCAAACCGGTTTTCCGTCATGACGACAATTAGTCAGTTTGTATTTCTACACCAATCCAGCATTAAATACATGGCTATTTACGACTGACATATGGCCTGGTTACTTGTCACACACAGCAAGCTGCGCGGCAACGGGCCGCAGGAGGTCTACAACAACGTAGTTGTAGCAGCCTAACGAATAGCCAACCCAAGCTAACCAAAGGCCAATGAAAGGCCTGAGTCTCGACGGATCGGCCTCGAAAAAATTACAGGCGTGAAAAATTTTTGAAACTGACTGAATTAATGCTAGTTACAAAATATACTTAGCCCATCTCTCTTTGTTGCAGTCCGGTAGCCGTAATTATGTTGGCAAGTGTTGCCAAATATCAGCATAAACAGGCCGTATTTTACTCACGCGCACCTGTTGACTTGTTTCCCGAATAGCAAGAGAATGGCCCTCGGAATTACAAAATCAGAAGGGGTCGTTTGAAGTGACCAAAACCATCCCGCCTCGCTTGCTGGCGGATGATTTACCTATCCAGCAATTGAAAAGAATTTTCGCTCGGCATTATGGGTCGAAGCGCGTCGCCGCTAACCTTGCCGGTGTTGGTGCGCCGTACATCAGCAGGATCCTAAAAGGGCAAAGACCCGCACCACAGCGCATCCTCGAGATTCTTCGCCAGATGGCGCGCGCTTTCGTGTTGTCGGATCACACCGATCTGAAACGGAAGGTCCCGAATCAAGTCGGCCGCCCTCCCCGCATAAATCTGAGGATCTCCTGATGCCAGTGCTCCGCTACGATGATCGCGAGCACGCTTATTACGACCGGTACGGCCGCGTTGCCAGCGTGACGCAGGTGCTCAGCGAAGCCGGCATCGGCGGCTATGACCGATACCGGAAGATGCAGGTCACTGCTCCCGAGAAGTTGGCCGCGGCTGCCCACCGCGGGCGGATGGTGCATCTAGCGACCGAGCAGTATGACAACGGCCTGCTCGACTGGGAGACACTCGATCCGGCCATCGCGCCCTATGTGCAGGCATACATCAGTTGGCTCGATTGGGTGAAGTTTGAGCCACTCCACATCGAGCAAGTCGTTTACCACGAAACATTCCGCTACGCGGGCCGGCTCGATCGCGTCGGCTACATCGCCGGCGAGAAGTGGGTGGTGGATTTGAAGAGCGGGTTGCTGCTCGACGGTCACGCTCACCAGGTCACTGCCTATCAGGCGACGTTGCCGGAGCCGCGGACTTACCAAACAATGCTGCTGCAGCTCAACTCAGACGGCACGTTCCATATCGCCACGCCGGAGCCCGAGGGCTATTACAGCCGACTGCAGGTATTCCTGGCCGCGCTGGACGAAACACGCGAATTAATTGAGGGACATTATGACCGACGCACCGCCACTGCATGACGAACTCGTTTCACGCGCCGAGCCCCTGCCGGTGCAGGCGGCCACGCTCCAGATCAACGACCACGCCGGCTATGACGCCGCCTCCCAGCTGCTGCTGGCAGTTCAGGGACTGTTGAAAGAGGCGGAAGACTTCTTCCGCGAGCCGAAGCAGAAAGCAGCCCAGGCGCACAAGTCCATTTGCGACGCCGAGAAGAAGATCACGGATCCGCTCACCCGAGCCCGCAATTTGCTCAAGGACAAGATGAGCGCCTGGATCAAGCGCGACATGGAGCGCGAAGAAGCGGAAAACCGGCGCGCCCGCGAGCTGGCCCAGGAACAAGACGCCGCCGCAATCGAGCAGCAAATTGAAGAGGCCGAAAGCCGCGGCGCATCGGCTAACGAAGTCCGCGCCATCCTGCGGCAATCGAGCACGCTGCCGCCGCCGGTCCCCAAACCGATGGTGCGTGTGCAGGGTATTGCGACTCACGAGGTGTGGCTTGGGCAGGTGACGGACAAACGCGCTTTTGTGCAAGCCGCACTCAATGATAACCGCATGTTCGAGCTAGTCGAGATCAACCAGGGCAAGCTGAACAAGCTGGCGGCCGTGCTGAAACGCGCGCTCAGTTTTCCTGGGTTGCGCGTGAGTTCTAATGCTGCGATCAGCGCCAGCCGACAGCAAGGAGGCCGTTTTTTATGAGTACCGCGGAATTGATGATCAGCGAAGCACCGGGCTTCACACTTATGCTGAACCGCAAACCCGAACACTTGGTCGAAGAGGCGATGATCGCCGGCCGGGCGCTGAAGTCAGCCGTCGAAGCGAACCGCTGGTCGATCCACCTTGGCGGGACAAATCCGCATCTCCGGATCGAAGGAGCGCAGTTCCTGGGTATGATGTTTGGCGTCACGGCGCGGGTGCTCAGCGGCTCGACGCACCCGATCGAACTGGGCCAGGCCCACGGCTGGCAAGCCGAAGCCGAGACCGTCCATGGCGCAACACAGACCGTCTGGACACGCGCCTCAGCGCAGTGTTTATCGGACGAAGAGAACTGGTCGCTGCGCCAAAAGTATGAAGGGCGCGGCGATCAGCGCCGCAAGGCGACGGACGCGAACGGCAACCTGATCATGGTGCCGACGCCGTCGTTCCAGCTGCGCTCGATGGCCGAGACGCGGGCGTGCTCGAAGGCGTTCCGGCTGCTGTTTGGCTGGATTTACACGCTCCATGGTTTTGCCGCGACCGGCGCCGAAGAAATGGAAGAAGACGGGCGGATGCGGCAGCCGAAAGAAAAAACGACCGCCGGCAATCGCATCACCGAGGCGCAAGGCAAACGGCTCTGGGCGATCGCCCGCGAACACGGCAAATCACAGTCTGAAGTGGAGTCGATTATCACGCATTTTGGCTTCGACTCGACGGCTGCCATCACGCGCGACAAATACGACGCAATTATTGCCGAGTTGAATAAATCCGACGCGGCTGAGTAAGTCGAGATAGTAACTCAGGAGGTAAGTCCAGCATGACAAGGACTCCGGCGGCGAGGATCTTAGGCGTAGGCCATCTGAACACCATGCAATCGCTGCGTAGGCGTGGGCGTCTCTATGGCTTCCGTCGGCCGGATTCCGATCAATACGAGCTGCAATTTTGGTGCGGCAAAGCCCTTCTCTGGCAGGTCACTAGCCTGGCCTGGGAGGAGTATCGGCAGATCGTTCTGTACTGGACGGCGTGCCAACCGGCAGGGGCAGTATGGCACCGCAAACACGAATAAAAGAGTCGCCTGTCCTCGAGCGCATAGTCGCACATGAAGTGCGCCGGGCGCTGGTGCAGCGGCATTGGCGAATAGTCAGGAACAACGTAAGCAAGGTGCAATTCCGGCCCGGTAACTGGACCCAGTTTGGCGAGCCAGGAATGCCTGATCTGCTTGCCATCCAGTACCTGGACCGGCTCGGTCTGGCGGCCGTGCTTTGGGTAGAAACGAAGCGGCAATACGGCGGCAAGATGGGCGACGATCAGATCGCCTGGCGCGAGCGCGAAACGACGCACGGCGCCATCGTGATCGTGACGAATGACCCGAGTGAGTTTTTGATCGAGTACGAGCGCCGGCTGGGCTGGATTCATCGGCCGCCGCACTCGATTCCGGGGCATCAGTCTAACTTCAGCCTAAGTGTGGGGAACTAAGTGCCGACACGGTTAGTCAGGGAGGGTATTCTCACGAGCGAGCGAATTAGTAAGCTGACGCCTGGCGCGGAGCTGTTCTACCGCAAGCTGCTCAACGTGGCCGACGACCACGGCCGCTTCGAAGCCAGCACGCCTGTGCTGCGGGCGCGCTGTTACCCGCGCCAACTGGAGCAGACAACCGAGGCAATGGTGAGCGACTGGTTGGCTGAGTGCAAAAGGCTGCGGCTGCTGCGGGTCTACCGGGTGCAAGGGACCGAGTACCTCGAGATCGATAAGTTTAATCAGCGCATTCGCTACGGCAGCCGGTTCCCTGGCCCAGACGGCAAAGTGCCCAGAAGGGCCACCGTTATTGGCCGAAAACGAAATAACCGTCAGAAGTCGGGCTTAAGTCTGTCCGTAGTCAGGCTGAAGTCAGGCGAAAGTCCGCCAGAGGTGGAGGCGAAGCCGGAGCCGAATGCGGAGTCGTATGCGGAGCATACAGACGACTCCGCTGCAGTATCCGGTGGGGGTGGTGTGGAGGGGGAGATTTTGGGGAGAGCAGGAAAAGCGCCGGCTAACGGCACGCGCCCTAAGCCTTCGGCGGGCGCGACGCCGGCGCTGAGTGGTGGTAGGGGCAAAAAGCGGAAAACACCCAACAAAAACGGGGATTCTGAGCATACTGCGGCTGAGCTGGCAGTGTTCCGCGAAGCAGTCCGCGATGAGCTGGGGCCGGATGCGTCCGAGGCTGAAGTGGAACGCAGATTTGCCGAGTACATAGCTCCGCGGAGGGACGCATGACGGCGATCGGCGAGCTGCGATTGCCGCCGCTGCGTGAGGCTTCGCCGGAGTACGACGATCCGACGCGCTGGTGCGCGCTCTGCCACGATTCCGGCTGGGAGCAGTGCTACGAGCTGGCGACCTGGCGCCGCAAGGGCGGGACGAAGCGCGAGTTCATCACCCAGGCGCAGTACGAGGCGTTTCAGACGCAGGTCGAAGGCGTGTTGCGGCGCGAAGTGTACACGACACGGCGGCCGTGCCGCTGCTCGGCCGGCGACAAATTCCGCGAGACGTACAAGGCCGCGCAAGGGAATCACATCGAGGCAGTGCCGGTGAAACCGGTGCACAGCGAGAAGGCACGACGCGTTGACGGCAAAGCGAAAGCGAGCGGGGAATAGGCGATGGGTGCACTGCGTGATTTACCGCTCCATTCAGCGATTCCACGTGTGCTGCCAGATGGCTGGACGATCGTGCAGCCGTGGGGCGACGGCAACGCTTACCGGCACCGGACCGGGTTGCGCGTGATTGTATCAACCGCGGACTATGACGGCCGCGACTGGATGCACATCAGCTGCTCACGCGGTGATCGGCTACCGAGTTGGGACGATCTGCGGTTTGCAAAAGCGACATTTGCCGGCGAGGCGCGTTATGCCTATCAGGTGTTTCCGCCGGCAGAGAAGCACATCAACATCCACGCATTCACACTGCATCTCTGGGTGCCGCTAACGGGTGAACCGCCGCTACCGGATTTCACGCGCGGAGGCGACATGATATGAGCAACTCGCAGCTGATCATCTTCCGCGCCGCATCCGGCAACCGCGCGGAAGCGACGGTGGTTGACTCCGGCAAGGGCAAGATCGGCGTCTCTGTAGCCTGGCAACGCCCACAGACACAGGCCGATGTGGCTGAGGCAAACCGGATTATCACCAAGCATCTCGGCCTGACGTTGAAGCAAGCTTGCTGGGCTGATCAGGGTCATGGGCCGGAGTGCATGCAGAAGAGCCGCGAGGCTGTGCAGCGATTTGCCGATACGGGCGATCCTGGCGTGCCGGTGAAGGGTGCCGAGGAGTTATGAACGAGACGCAGATCCTAAGCGAGCCCGGTCAGCAGCTCGGCATGTGCAAGGCGCTGATCGACGCGGGTGTCGCGCTGACGGACTGGGAGGACGAGTTTCTGTCGAAGGTGATGCTGCTGCTGTCAACGGGCGTGCGGTTGTCGCCGCCACAGCATCGCAAGCTGCAGCAGATCTGCGAGGAGAGACTTTGAGCGCAGAACAGGTTTATGTATGTCCGGTGCTCGAATGCTTCGAGGAATTTCCGACGCCTGTGTGGCATTGTCCGTTCTGCCGCCATCACTGGCCGCTCGATCACGACCACTGTGCCAACTGTCATCAGGACCTTATCGCGGCCATTCTCGAAGAGCAGTTTCACCTCGAGATGATCGTGGCGCAGCTCGATGAAGAAGAGGACAATGCCCGCGTGAGATTGAAGCTATGAATGTGAATGGGATAGAAGCGAGCACACAGACAAGTTTTGATTATCGCGATTTGGCTGATGCTGATGACCGTGCGTTTGTTAAAGAGCGTGCCAGCTTGATTCGTGAAACAGCGAAGCGCACTGCACAGGGCATTGTGCTCATTGGTCAGTGGCTCGCGGAGGCAAAGGCGCGGCTCCCGCATGGTAGTTGGCTGCCGTGGCTGAGATCGGAATTTGGGTGGTCGGAGCGAACGGCGTATAACTTCATCGGCGTTTACAAGGCGTGTGAACTTGCAAATTTTGCAAATTTGGAAATCGACGTCTCCGCACTCTACTTGATTGCCGCACCGAAAACACCAGAGCCGGTGCGAAAAGAGGTCATCCGGCGCGCCAAAACTGGCGAATCCATGACGCGCGCTAAAGCCGAGGAAGTCCTGGAGCAATACGGCCAGCGCTCTCAATTACCCTCGCCAACAGTAGCGCGACAAATCGCGATCGCGACCAACACTCCGACGGCAGCTTCGAACAACACATTTGTGCTGCCAATGACCGCCGCCGCTGAAGAAAGCTTCGCAGCCGAACAGCATTCGATTCGGTCATTGTATGCCGCGATTACGGAGGTGGCTGAAACGAAATTAACGCCGACAGAGATGCTGGCCGGCGCCGAACGTTTTTTTTGTCGCTCACTCGCACAGCGGGTTCAGAAAGCCATCACATGGCTCATCAGCGTAAAGGAGGAACTCGATGAAAAGGCACATCAAGCGTGAATTGGCAATTATCATCAGTGAAACAGCGGCCCGTCTGCTGCAAACATCGGAGCCCAGTGCGAATGAGTTATACCGAATCGTCAGGCGAAAGCACGCGAAATTAATCCAGCGACTCGCCATCGAGATGGCCGACGGTTATTTGCACCATATGTGCGTATCCGCATTGAAGCGGGCCGCCCATCTTGACGCCCACGCACATCAGCAATTTGAACTGCCATTCGAAATTCACGGGATTCCACCAGTCATCACTTTTGAGGCAAAGAGCGCCTCCGGCAAGCCGATCATACGTTATTGCGCCATCAACCGCGCGCGGGAAGAGCATCTTCTCAGCTATCGCACCATTTTGAGCGAGCAGATAAAAGCCGACCAACGAAGACTCGAAGCGGTCGACCAACTTATCGAGGCGCTTCGACCAATCTTTGACCGCGACTCTTCGCTCACGGTACAAGCTGCGAGCGCGCTCTACCGACAAAACGCAATAGGAACCACCGCATAATGCGGCCAGCAAGCAGCTTCGGCATGAAAAGGAGCGGTCATGAAACTTACTGAACAAAACCGCTGGTTATTCGAGATCGTGAAACGCGTTCACGCGGAGGAGGGAGAACGAGGTGAGCATCATCATCAAACAGGCTGGCGGCAGCATAACCAAAAACCGCGCCGAGGCGATCGACAACGTCCTGTCATACCTGTTCCTCGCGGAGAATAAGGAGTCGTGGGATTGGCTTGCACCTCGTTTAGGGGATGCGGCAGCTGCGAAAGCCATTGCCCAGTTTCAGCGTGTTCCGTTGATTCACTTCGACGGAGCCGACGTTTCGCTTCTTTATGAATCGCTCACCGAGACCACAAGCTACGACCGGATGTTCTTCCGGGCGGATCAAGACGAGGATGTAGAAGAGCTGCGCCGGCTTTCTCCGCACTGGGATCATACGTCGGCTCATTATTTTCCCGAGGTTTTGAAGCAGTATGCAGAAAAAATTGGTGAGCGCACATACCTGTTCAGTTTCCTCCGCCACCGTAGCGTTCCGTTGCGTGAAGTGCGCGGACTTTTCCGGCTCCGTTCCGGCTTCGTGCTGGAGAGTTCATGTGCGCATATTCTCGCGGACGGCACCTATCTCAGCGCCCGGGAGTACCTGCAATATTTTGCCGGCGGCTGGCACGCTGTGGGCATTCCGTTTGAAATTGAGCCCCAGCGCCTGGACCCGGAGGACGAGCGCCATCAGATTTGGATGGCGCGATCGTTTGCGCTTACTGCGGAGTATGAGTGGTCGGTCCACATCGGCTTCAACCGAAAACATCTTCCGACCGTCAGCATGCCGTCAGACCCGCTCGGCGCGCGCGAAGTGTTTCGACTGCGTGATATCCCGCCTGGCAAAACACGGCGCGAAGCGCTGCGGCATTGGGTAAACGCGCACACACGAAGAGGCGTGCCGCCCAATTACATCGAGACCAACATCTGGCCTTATTTGCGCGGCGCTGAGGAGTTCACCTGGAACGGTCTGTACTGCAAGATTCAGCCGAGCGCCTACGATCTGCGGAAGGCCCAGGAATATCAATTAATGCGAAGTCAGAAGAAAGGCCCCGATGCGAAAAGCAAGATGGCGCAAGCGGTCCATTAAAAAGTGCGAAAGCTGTTGGGAAGTTGAATCATGAACACTCTGCACGCACCGCCCTGCCTCAAATGCAACGTAACGATGAAGTGCATAAAAGTGGGTGCCTACTTCGAAATGATGAACGCCGACGGCGGCTATCAGATCGTCTCCGGCGATCTCTACAAGTGCGAGAGCTGCGAAACGACGACAGCGCGTGGCTTCGGCCGGCCGCTAGCACATGCGACGCAGCTCGGTTATGAGGAGTTCCGGCGCCACGCGAAGCCGATTCCCTGGTGGCCGTCGCTGCGGGACAAGCTGCACTATGAGGCGCGCCTGGTGCGCGTGGGAGAGGAGCGAGTCGAGCCATGACGATAACGCTGAATCCGATCGAGCGCGAGCGCGAGCTGTCACAGAAGGGATTGTTGCGCTATCTGAAGGCAGCCGGCTTCCTCGAGCTGCCGCTATCTGGCGGGACGACGCGTCTGCGCTTCATCAACAACAAGCACAAGCTGCAGCTCGAGTACGACCTGGTGAGGCGCAGCTATATTGTGACGTTTCTGGATAACCCGCCGCGGCGCTTTCGGGCGCTCAGGTTTCACGCCGTCATCATCCACATCGAGCGCTTGCTCGAAGAAGTCGAAGAGATGCGCAGCAAAGAGGCAGCGCGAGGAGTTGAAAAAGGAGCGATAGATGGCGCGAGAAATTGAGATTGAAGTCAACGGCGATGCCATCGTAAAGTCGGGCACCTGCATGATCACCGGCGATCGCTACACGGTGACGGTCGCGAAGCAGGATTATCTCTCCTGGACCGGCGGCACAGTGGCACAAGCGGCGATGCCGACGCTCGACAAAGAGCAGCGCGAGTTCATGATCTCGGGCACGACGCCTGAGGAGTGGAAGCGTCTGTTCCCCGCGCAGGAGGACGAATGACCCGCTGGAGCGTGAGACTTGGGTTACTGCTGTGCCTGGCGGCGATCGCGTATCTGCTGCTGACGCGCGATCTGTTTTTCACCGTGGTGCTGCTCGGCGCTTCAGCGACCTTCCAAGTGATGGGGCTGGCGATGGCGCCGCCGCGGATGACTGACCGGGAGCATGTGCGGCATTTGGCCGAAGTGGTGGAGTTATGGAAACGCGACGAACAGGAACAACCGCAACAACGGTAGACCAGGCGCTGCGCGACACCGCGGCTTTGGCGCTCGACATCGCGGCCGAGCAGCTCATGAAGGAGGGTGGCTTCATGCCGCTGGTGTTTCTGTTTCATCCCTCGGGGCAGCGCGAGCAATGGATGCTCGACCAGGGGATGCTCAGCGGGCGCTGGGAGAAGGCGGCGTTTCTGGCGATCCTGCGCGAGGTCATCCGCAACGAACGAATTGTGGGCCTGGTGCTGGTCTCGGACACGACATCCCACGACCTGAACACCGGCGAGACGCACGAAGCTATTACGGCGATGCTCTCAACGCCGCGCACCTGCCAATTGTGGCGGCACTGGTACCGGCGCACCGAGGCCGATGAAATCGAACTCGAAGAGCGCGAGACCGCGCCGCGCGACTGGCAAGTGGTAGCGGGCGAGTTCAGCAATCTGTTCAACCGCCAGGCCAAATCGGCCTCGACGACCGTGCACTAAAGAGAGGGAGGACGGATGGAAATCGAACGTCTGCCGGTACGGCACACCTTCACCGATCAGGAGCGGCTCGAATTGGGGGAACAACAGGCGCGGCTCTTGCTCAAAAGCGACGAACTCGAAGCCACGCTCAAGAGCGTGAAGGCGCAGGTGCAGGCGCAAATTGAAGAGTGCGACGCCGGCATCCGCGTGGTGTCGAGCAAATTTAGAGACCGCTCAGAGTTCCGAGACATCGACTGCCTGGCGCTCGACCATCGCATCAACGGCATGCGCCACCTGATCCGGACCGACACCGGCCACGTGGTGAAGGTGCGAAAGCTGTCGCCCTACGAGCAACAGCAGAAGCTGCTGCCCGACGAGGAGCCGCAGCCCTATGTCGCGACCGGCACTTTCCCGGTCGACGACAACACGGTCGAGACCGACTTTCTGCTGCTAAACCTGTATGCCGATGAAGTAGAGCTGCTTAAAAATTGCCCCGATGTGAGGCTGCTCTACATGAAAGAGAAGAAGGCGGCGAAGCAATAAGGAGGAACTTGATGCCCAAAGACGAGCCCATCTTCATCCTGCGCGCACGTGATCGTTTTGCGCTCGACGCTGTTCCGGCGCGCGCTCAGGGCGAATCGCCACCGGTGCTCTTTTGCAGAAAGACATGCGCCGGATCGCGAAAAAGGCGCTGCTATGCAAGACGACGATGAAGACCGCATCATAAACAGCGCAATCTTCGTGTTCTTTGCGTTGGTTTTCGCAGTGCTGTATTGGCTGAACCGATAAAGGAGTAACTGCTTTGCTCATGGATACGCACGTCAATCACGCGCCGACGCCGGCCATCTTCGAGGAGCACTTCACGGTGCCGCAGCTCGCGACGCGCTGGAATATGTCGCGCACGACTGTCTGGCGCTGGTTCATGAGCGAGCCCGGCGTGGTCCAGCTGTCCAAGCGGCCGGACGGCAAGCGCGTCAGCCGGAAGCGGGAGCGGATTGGACTCCGCATTCCCGCATCAGTCGCTGAGCGTGTCTACCGGAAGCACCTGCTGCGTTAGCGCTGCGGCATCTCGATCAACTGGCCGGTCGTGCCGTCACGCTTGCCGTAGCTGACCTTGGCGAGAGCTTTCTTGAGGTTCGCCTTCTGCTTCTCGCCCTTCCACTCATACGCCTTCTCAGTGATGGCGACACTCGAATGCCCGAGCAACTGCTGCAGGATCCTGATGTCGCCGGTCTCTTCCAAAATCTTTTTTGCGAACGTCGCGCGGAAGCGGTGTGGTTTAGCCACTCCTTTGACTCCGGCCAGTTCCCCAATACGAGCGCAGGTCACGCGCAGCGATGCGGTCGCCGATGTCAATTGACTCTTGCCATTCCAGAAGAAGTATGGCCCTTCGTTTGGTATAGCCATCAGTGCTTGCACAGCCAATTCGCCGAAGTGTGTCCAGTGGATGCTCTTGGTCTTTACGATCACGTGATCAGGCGCCTCACCGTCTTGCCTGATCTCAGAGCGCTTGAGTGTCGCCATATCGGATACGCGAAGGCCCGTATAAGCCATGCCCAGGATCAGCGCCTTCGCCCGTAGCTTGGTGCGTGCTCTAAGAGCGATGCAGCCATGACTGATCTCATCACAGGCGTTGACCATCCGCTCGATCTCGTCATCCTCGAATGGCAGCGTGACCTTCGTTTTTGGAATGACTACTTTGACGCGCCTGGCCGGCGACTTTGAAATCCAATCGTTGTCCTCGCAGAAGGAGAGGAACATTTTGAGATTGGTCAGCTCCTTGGCACGTGTGCGAGGTGTGCGACCCAGTTCCAACCGCTGGCCCATGATCGTCCGCACATCGTCCATAGTGATGTCCTTCAGCTGCGTCTGCTCGCCCTTGAAATTTACCAGCAGCCGCAGCGTAAGGCGATACTGCTCGATAGTCTGATCAGAAGCATTCCGTTCAGCCTTGCAATAGAGCAGGAATTTGTCGCGAGCCACGCTTAACAGCGGGAGCTTCGACTCAGCCTTGGCGACCTCTTCACGCTTCACTTCTTCTGCGTGCCGATGAGGTTCGACTTGCCACGCTTCTACTTTGGCGAGAGCAACAGACCAAGTCCTGGTCTTGAGGCTCGTGCGGATGGTCTTTCCGTTCAGTTCGCCGTACACGGAGATGGGACAATTGCATCCCGTTTGTTCGGGCGGAAGCTGACAGATCTTAGGGTTGTGTCGTCGGTAGATGCGAAGCATGATAAGAACATCTCTATTGTACAATTTCTGTACACTAAATTTCTGCTCGCCATGTTGTCTTTTAGAATCAGTAGTTTAACCCAGTAGTAGTTATTGAGCTTGGAAGGTATCACCCCTTTTATCAACAACATACAAGCTGTACAACTGGTTTCTGGTGGCCATCTTGTCGCTCTTGTTCCAGATTTCTGTACAATTCCTGTACAAAAATGACTTAAGGTTGCAAGCGGCCCGCTCTCGATGCCCATAAACGGAAACAGGCCCCATGAGGGGCCTGCGTCCGGTGACCTGAGTTGTGAGCGAATGAACGAACGTGCTCAGTATATCGTGACCTAGGGCGTTATGATTCGTGCCATGAGCAATGAATCACTCGAACGCATCCCAGGCGAGTCGCCTGAGTATGTCGCCTCACATCGGCCCGATCCGTCACGATGGCTGGCCTTCTGCAACTACTGCGGCCGCACAGGCCGCGTCAGAAAAACGAACCAAATTCTAGACGGACCCGGGACGAAAACAATAACGGGCGCCAAGAGCGTTCACCTTATCCAAACGGTCTACGCTTGCGCCGAGTGCAGCAATATTCTGCTCAGGTTAATTTCGATGGATGCTGCAGGTGAAAACGTGGCGGATTTCCCGCTAGGAAGACACAACTGATCACTGCTGCTCGACGACCTGCGTGCAGTCCTGCTCCAGCCGGAATCCTTTGGCGCTCACGAGCCCCTGCTGGAGCACGAGCATCTGGAGCGCGCCTTGCATCGACGCCTCGACTCGCGCGGCCGCTTCGCGATACTGCAGGAACAGAGCCCGCTCCCGCTCGGTCAGCACATAGCGCAGCGGCTGCTGCGGGTCGGGCTGCACGGCATCGAACTCGACCAGCTGAGCCTGCCCGTTCAGATTCGCTTGTTGATGTTCCATTGTTTCCTTCCTATGCGATGAGCACCGCTGCTATCGGCGTGCGTGACGATCTGGCGCAGGTCATCGTTAGAATATCCGAATGACTTCAAATACCGACTTCTGGGCCGGAAGCTTCGGCGACGACTATACGCGCCGAAATCAGGTCGAAGTAAAGCTTCGCGAACCGTTTTTTCGCGATTTTCTTCAGTCTTTAGCCGGTACGAAATCGGTCTGCGAACTAGGCGCGAATCGCGGCCATAATCTAGCCGCGCTTTCGGCGATCGACCCTACTCTTCAATTAACCGGCGTCGAAGTAAACCGGACGGCTTACGAAGAACTGGCGCGAATATCCGGCGTTACTGCGGTATGCGGTTCCTTCCTTGAATATGCTTCGTGCGTTCCATTCGATCTGGTCTTTACTGCCGGCGTACTGATTCATGTCGCGCCAGAAGACCTGCCGGCGGCGTACCGGAAAATTGCTTCGCTAAGTTCGAAGTATGTACTGCTGGCTGAATACTTCAATCCGGTTCCGGTCGAAATCGAATATCGCGGTCATTCCGGCAAACTGTTCAAACGTGACTTTGGCAGCGAGTTCCTGAATGCCGTGAAAGAATTGCACCCTCGCGCCTGCGGTTTCCTGTGGAAACGGCTGCATCCCGCCTGGGACAATCTGACATGGTGGCTATTTGAACGCGATTAGGCTACCCAATACCAGCCGTTAATCATCACATCATACGCAGCAGCTGTATACAAAGTATTAGCATTGCCGCCAGCAAAGCAGCGAATCGTTGCACCAACAATTAAATTAAGGCCTGGCACCCAGATTACACTGGGCGATGTCACCTGAGCGGAAAGACAAAAACCATTGCCAGCGATACCAGCCGCCGCGACTGGTAATGAAACGTTGACATAGCTTTCCAGCGTGCCGCTACATGTGAAATGCACCTGAGCCGCTACGTAGACCAGTGGTCCCATGCGAACGTAATAGGCATACGGCACAGTCACGCCGCTGATGGTCATTGCAGACTGCGGCGTGACGGTGGGTGTATACGATGTTCGCGCGCCCGGCGTGAAGTTTGCACTTACGTTGCCGCTGGCGTCGTATTGCCAGCGCACATTGATGGAGCCGTCTGATGGCGCCGCTGGCGTGCTGTCGTTGTAATTGGGTGCGGCGGTCACCACCCCGACCAGCACGCCGTTTACGCTCAGGTTTGATGAGGCTAGCGGTGTGCCGCTCGATATGACGTTCCCGAAGGAGTCATAGATCGCGGCAGATCCAGCTGGGGTCGTGCCGCCGCCGAACATCTGGAACAGACCGCCGCCGCCCTGGCGGGCCATTAGCTGGACCTGATCAAAGTCGATATCTCCGCGCTGCCCGGGAGTGACGGTGAGCGTCGCTGTTGGAGTTTCCGTGCCAGTGGTGACGGTGACGGTGCGGCTTCCGACCGCGGCTGTTTTCGAGACCGTAGTCGCGACAGTCAGGCTCGTTGCCGACGCTACTGTGATCGTCCCGGCCGTCACGCCGCTGCCGCTGAAGCTGACGGCTGTTGTGCCGGAGGCAAAATGCGTATTCGTCCCGGTGACGGTTATGTTTGCGCCGCCGCCTTGCGCCAGACTTGCCGGCGAGATGCTAATGCTAGCTGGCGGTGGCGGTGCCGCGTCACTGAATAGCGCGATCCAGGCCTGAATTGTGGGACAGGAAGCTGATGGTGTCCAAGTAAAGACCGCCGAGCTTAAGGCAGAGCTGTAAACGCCCTGATAGCCTCCGCGATAAGTCCACTTCGATAACGTTGAGCTGAAATTCAGCGCGTTATCGTCGAAGGTCAGAGTGATCCCGCCGCCGGTCATGCTCCCGCTGGCATTCGCGTTGGTCTCGTAAAACGACGAGAGCATGATGCCTGATGACTGATTACTGGTGCAGGTAAACGTGAATGGAGCTGACGAAGCCGTCGACGTAGCGAACCACTGAAGCGCCGAGGCGTTGGTGTCCAAGACAATCGGATTCGTCGTCGTGCTCTTGATTGCTCGCGCTCGAATATTCGCAACCGCGGAAGCTGAGAAATTGATGGTGATGGTGTTCGAGAACGGGGCCGATAGTGGAGCAGTCCAAAGTTCGAGCGTTGTATTCGCTCCCGAGTTCTGGACGGTCCCTACCCTGCTGAAAGTCGCGCCGGTTGCAGTGATCGAGGTGACGGTTGGCGGCGTCGCGTTCGCCGAAATATAGATACCCAGGATGAACAGGCTATTCGTGCCCGTTGTAGCGGGCACAATTGTCGTCGAGGTCACGCCATCAACGAACTTGCTGAGATTCGAGCCGTCAGTAGAGAGAGCCATGCTAGTGCGAGTACTGGGCCATCATCAAGTCGGTGGCCTTGGGAGCGACCGTAAACGTGATGGTGTTGCCGCTGAGCGTGTAGTCGACGCTGGCGATCTGGATGATGTTCAGGAAGAGATTCAGCGAGCCGGTGATCGGCGTGAACGAGAGCGTAAAGGTCTTGTTCGTTCCGTTCATCGTTCCGGTCGGAGTTTCGCGGACAAATGTCGTCGTGCTGCCGGCGGCCGCCGCGATGGTGACGCCGCCGAGGCTATCGGCCGTCAGCGTGACGTTGGAACCGGACTTCAGGTTGAGCTTGCTCTGAAGCGGGTTGTCGACCGAGTTAGTCTGGAGTTCGATGCTGCTAGCCGGGCCCGGTACCCAGCTCGTACCGTTCCAGACCAGAACGTTCCCGGTCGATGCTCCTCCACTGCCGATTGAAGCCGGCGGCAACACAGTAGCCGTGCCCGAGACCGTGACCGGCGATGCCGGAACCCAGTCGCTGGTCGAGCCGGCAGCGTTCACGGCCTGCACCTGCACGACGTACTGCTGGCCGTCCGTCACGCCGTCGATGTAGACCTGCGTGACGCTCGGATCGACGCTCGGCAGGCCGATCCAGGTGGTGCTCGCCGGGCTGCTGACCTTCTGATACTGGACCAGCATGTGCCCGCCATTGAGGACGTAACCATCAGTCGGCGGTGTCCAGGAGACGAGGATCCGGCTGCGCGAGACGCCATCTGCGCCCGTGACGGTCGTGGTCGAGCCGCTGACCGCAGTGACGCCGGTAGGCGGCTGTACGGTGCGCGTGTTCGGCAGAGCAGGCGTTCCGCCGCCATTGGGCGCCAGTTGCTCGCTTGCATCCCACTCGTACACGCTCGGGTCCGTTTCCTGGAAATCGAGTTCACAGCCGAGCAGCGGCAGCTCTCCCTGCTTGTTCAGCGCCAGGCGGTGCGCGTTCACCTCGAGCAGTTTGCTGTACCAGCCGAGCAGCGGGAACGTCATGGTAACGACGTCGAGCGCGGTTGTCTGGTACATCGACATATTGAACGCGAAGGTGCCGCTGCCCTGCTGCCGCCGCCGCAGCAGTTCGATCTTCGCCAGGCGCTGCGAGGCCGCCGGCGAGATGGTGAAGGGAAGCTGGATTTCGAGCCAGCGGCGATCGCCGCCGTCATCCGCGAGATTCTGGTCGCCTTCGAAGGCGCTCGGCCCGTTATAGCCGTGCAAGTTGTCCTGCGCGTATGCCGGGAAATCGCTATTTTGCCAGCCGTTCGCGGGCGAGATGTAAGTGCCCTTCACGCCGTTGTAGAGGTCGCGGATGGCAAGCTTCGATTTCCAGGTGAATGGACCCGACGCGATCGCCATCGCCTCGCCGCTCGCTATCATGCCGGGCGGACTCATATCGGGACCACTCACGCTCGAAAGAGCAAAGCCGGAGAGCTGCAGCACCGGGCAATGCACGCCGGTGGTCAGCAAGTCGGAAACGAACTCGGTGCGATGAAGTACCGCGGCGTCGCTGGTGTCGGCATCCATGGCGTCGGATGGATTGGTCAGCGTGCCATAGAGCGGCGTGGGGTAACTGGTCGCAATGGTCGGCCGGTAGCGTTGCACGCTGCCATCCGAGTTCGTGACATCCATGTAGCAGTCATAGATCGAGAGCGTGGCTGAGTCGGCAAGCGTCGTGCCGGTATAGAGGATGGATGCGTTGACGTAATACTCCCACGGCTTGTGTCCGGTGAGCGTGAGCGAAGTATGCGAGCCGAGGCCGGCCGGGCTGGTGGTGTGAAGCGCAAACGAGGTTCCGAGAGTCGTGAGATTGACGTCGCCCGAGGGAACGACCGAATTAGGATCAGTGCTATAAGCGACGATGCCCTGAGTGTTCGCGTTAGCGGGCGGGCTGTAGCTCGTCCACACGGTGAGCACAACGCTCGTGGGCGTAACTCCGATGCTGAGCGTCGAGCCCGTCCAGGCGGCGGGATGAATGATGAACTGGCCGCCCTGGTAGGTGAGCCTGCCGCCGCAGCTCGTCAGCATGTTTTGCAGGATCTCGCCGCGCCGGGTGCTTAGCTGGAATTGGCCGTTGCAGGTATAGCGCGGCTCTGAGCCGCCGCCGGCCAGCGGCACGTTCTCATCACAGATATTGGCGGCGCTGATCAGCTGCGCGCTTGGGATCTCAGTCCCGTATTTGGCTTTGAAGCCATAGACGGAATTGCTCAGATAATCAGCGATGCAGAGCGCGGCGTTCTCGGTATAGCCGTTGTAGTGTGCCGGGCCGGTGCCGAGATGAATATCGAACACCTGCTGCATCATGTCGTCGTGCGAGTCGAGAAATGCCATCACCTGCACACGCGAGGTGTCCTGGCCGCCCGGCAAAGCAACGTTGTCCCACTGCAGGCCGCGTGTCGCCTGGTCGTAGATTTTCGTCCAGGTCGTGCCGCCATCGAGCGAGTAATAGATGCCGGCGCTGCGGAGGCCTCCGGCGCCACTCGACGGGACGGCCGACATCACATTGAGGTACGTGGCTCCGGTCACCGCCGCAAAGCTGTAGATACAGCCCGCGTATTTATGCGTGTGCCGGTGCACCGAACTGGCGACGGTGGAGAGATTGCCATCAATCGCCGCCTCCGGGAAATCGTAAGGGTAGGTGGTGTCGTCGTTGAGGCCCCAGTTGAACGCCTGGTCCTCGCCCATCTCATACGGGCCTTCGTGCGCGTTGTTGCCCCAGCCGTTCATCAGCACCGTCGGCCGCGCCACGACGGTATCGTTGCGCGGATCATAGATGTCGGTTTTACCGTGAAGCCGGAAGCTGATCTGCGGGATGCCAGCAGAGAAAACCTCGTCGTTGTAATGCAGCCGCAGCATCACGCACGTCCTGCCGTTCAGCAGGTGCTGATCTGTCCACGGATTATTTGAGACCGTGACCAGATTGCCGGTGTCGCCATCATAAGGCGTCCCATTCAACATGCCGTTAAAGGTGCTGGTCTGATTGCCGAGCAACGCCTCCATGTAGACTTTGGAGCGGTAATCGGGAAACAGCGTCTTCACTTGCCCGGTCGGTCCGAGTGAGATATCGAGACCGCCCGAGAGATAGGTAAAGTGCGTCGGGTCGGTGACGCTGACGTAATAGCGGCCGTTTAAGGAGCGGTCGTTTGAAGTGGTGCCAGAGACGTTGACGATATCCACCTGATCGCCGCTTTGCAGGTCGCCCGAACTGCCGGAGAGCGTGACCGTCACCATGCCTTGCGTCCGCACAATGGAAGCGATGTTGATGGTGCGCTGCGTGGGCGTATAGCTGCACTTTGTAACCGGATCTATGAGCACGCGCTGGTTGTCAAAGAGCAGCGCATCGACGCTCTGGCAGGGATGTGCGGCGAGCACAAACACCAGATCGAGGTACTTGTCACTGTCGCCGTGCGAGTTGACGAAAACGATAGTGCCGCCAATCTTGACCTGGCCGTAGACGACATTCCAGGGTTGCGACGGATTACGGCTGGCAGCTGCGAGACCGGTCTGCGGCTGCGACAGTAGTGAACCGACGCCGCCGAGCACCGTGCCCGCGCCGCCCGAGATGAGATACCAGCCATATGGGTTTGCCCCGCCGCTGATGACCTCAAGCGCGATGCCGCCCGCGATTTCCAGGCCACCGATGATGAAGGGAATGGCTTTAGGCATGGTTCAGATGCGCCAGGCGCGGCGCGCGCAGGTGAGCGGGAAGCTGAGCCAGCCGCATTCAGCAGCGGCAATCACGCAACCGGAGAGCGAGACCAGGCCGAGCGTGTCGCCGGAGGGAAGCGCGAGCAGCAGCACGTCGCCCCGTGCCGCATGACGTGCAGGAATCTCGGGCACGGTATGAGCCGCAAACACGGCTTCAGCGATCCCTTCAAGCGCGGCGCGCCGAGACAGATAAGAACGGATGCGGCGCAGCGCACCCAAAGACGAACGGTAGGAGTTTCGGAACTGTGCCGCGATGTCGGTGCCGGTCATGGCGACAATGGCGTCACCCACGAACAGGCAGCAGTCGTGCGTGCCGTAGCAGAACGGGACCGAGCGGCGTTCTTCGAGGTAGGAACTGAGGCGGGACGGCCAGTCTTCAAAGCGGCAGAGCACGTTAAATCGTGTTGTGGCTCGAAGGCGTGCGGCCCCAGTAGATGGTCACTTCCTGGATGGAGTTGACGAACTCAAAGCCGCGATCGCCGGGATAGTCGCGCTGCTGATCCTCGTTCGTATAGCGGCGCTCGGCCGGCACATTGAGATCGACAAGGCGCGACTCGCAGTTGATCTGGATCGTGCAGGTCTGCCCGTCGTGCGAGATGGTGGGCTGATCCATGCGGCCCTGAAAACCGATTACTGGATTCGGTATCAGTGCCAGAGTGTCATCGAAGAGCGCCACCCAGACCGTCACCGGCAAGCCCTGCCGCAGATCAGTCAGAGCATCGCCCAGGACATTCGGATCAATGCCGCTCAGCGTCAGCGAAGCTCCGCGCGCTTCGACGGTCGAGCCTTCCTCGATCGGTGTGATAGAGCCGAACGAGCCGACGCCGAGCCAGGTCTGGCCGTTCCAGACGACGCTGCCCGTCCCGCTCCAGAGATACAGCGTTTCGGAAGCAAATGCAGCCGAGACAAAGAATGCGGGCCGCAGCAGCGGCGCTTCGAGTGCGGTGACGAATGCGGTCGTGGCATCGAGGCGCGGCATTCAGATCGCCTCGCGGATCTCGAACTGCATCCCGTAGATGATGGCCGGCGTGACGGACCACTTGTTCTGGTTGCTCTTCAGCCGCCAATAGCCGCCCGGCGCCAGACCCGAAGGGAAGAGCGACACCAGGAACGGCTGCAGCTGGAAGACGCAGGCGATGCCGCGGCAGGCCACAAGGAATGCCATCCAGGCGGAAGCCTGCGCTTGCGTGAGGGGCGGCAGTTGCAGACTGGCCTCGAGGAAGCGCGCCTGCCAGTCTTGCACCTGCTGCTGGCCGGTGAACGGCGACACCGACGCCGAGATGACCTGGTTCAGCGAGAACTCGATCAGCTTCACCGATGGTGAGCTGGGCATCGTCACAATCGTCCAGCCGTTGTAGGTAGACATGATCTATCTCCGCACCGGCGGCCGACGCTGCGCTCGTTCCTGCTGCACCTGCGTCGAGGTGACGATAGCGGAGTTATGCGCGGCAATGATGGCCGCGCGGGTGCGCTGCTCGGTAAGTACCGGATCGGTGCCGCGCGCGTCAATGGTGTAGTAGTGAACCGAAGGGTTCGCGCCGCCGGTCAGAATACGGTGCGACGTATCGGTGGAGAGCACTTTGCCGCTGGCCCCGGTCAGGATTTCCGGCCCGCGCTCTCCCACCAGATACGCCCGGTTCGGCGACACCAGGCCGCCTTCAGCGTGCGGAATCGCGCCAGACCCTCCCAGTAACCCGCCTAGTCCCGCCAGGAACGTTGAGGCTTCACCGATCACCGAGAACACCATGCCGCCCGTCCAGCCGCCACCAAATATTCCGCCGCTGCTCTGCTGCTGCTGCGATGGCGACTGGCTCATCGTTGGCAATGGCCCACTCGAGCCGGCGATCTTCACCCAGAGAGCACGCGCTGCGGTCGAGCCGTCCGGCTTCTGCGTGCCGAGGTCGATGCCGAGCTTCTCACCCAGCCAGCCGAGTCCCTTCTGCATCAACGCCTGCATGCTCTGCTTTGTCATCTGTTTGCCGATGTCGCGGATCATGGCGGCGAAGTCGGCTTTGCCGCCGGTCACCAGCTCGGTCAGATTGTCGGAGAGCTTGTCAAATGTCGTATGCAAGGCATCGTAGATGATGCGTGCGCTGCTGGTCGCCTGCTTCTCCATGTCCAAGAAGAAGGCGCGCACGCCGGCTCCGGCCTGGCCGGTGCGCAACAGCAGATTGACCGTCTCGTCGGTCGCCTTGTTGAAATCGTCTTGCGCCTTGGCCGCGATGACGAGCGACTGCTGGTAGGTGATGAAGCCGCCCTGTGCCTCCATCAGTGCTTTGGTCGCGGTGTCCAAGGCATCCTTCTCGTGCTCATATACCTCAAGCGGCGATCGCAACTGAAGCGCTTGCTGTGCGTCTGCAGCCGCATACTGCGAGCGCATCAGCTGCTCGGTGGCAGCTCGCTTCTCCTGGAGCTTCGCGATAGTAGCTGCGTCGGTGGTAGCTGCGATTTGATCGTCAATACTTCGCAAACGCACTGCAATCGCCGCCTGGCGCTGCGCCTCGATCGTGCCGAAGATGGCGCCGGTCAGCTGCTTCTCGTTCTCGATCTCGTCCTGCAGCGCTTTGAGGTCGCGAGCCGCTGTTGAGCGTTCCGCTGCATCGGCATTCGCCTCCATTGCGGCGCGTAGCTTTTCGAGGTCAGCAGTCATCGCCTTGATCTCCTCATCAGTCTTGCCAAATTGAAGCGCAAGGATGGCGTTGTTGATGTTGGCTTCGCGCACTGCACGGTCATCTTCGCCGTAGGCGTTAGCAAGTGCATCGGCCTGCGTGGTTGCGAGCTGCAGCTGCCGCTGCTGGTCAACCAACGTCTTGTTGAAATCCGACATCGCCTTGGCATCGGCCGCCTGGAGCATCTTGGTCGCAAGCGTGGCGAGTTCGCCGGTCATCGCCTGGATCTGCTCGGCGGTTTTGCCCATCGTCAGCCCGAGGATGGCATTCGACACCGTGACCCGGCGCACGGCTTCATCGCCCTTGGCATAGGCGGCGGTGAGCACTGCGGTCTGTGCGATTGAGAGGTCAGTATTTCGCTGCTGGTCAACCAGCGACTTGCCGTAATCTTCGAGCGCCTTGAGCGACTCTTCGCGCGCCACCTTCTCACGGATCGTAGCTTCCTGGTCGGCGCTCAGCTTCTTGTCCTTCTCCTTCAATTTGGTGTTGATTTCGAGGATCGTGGCGTCGGCTTTCTCGGCTGCGGTGACGGCCGCGATCGCCTCCGGCGTGCCATGCAAGACGTTGAGGTATTTTTGCTGCGCGTCGATGGCGAGGTTCAGCTTTTTGATGGCTTCGCCGTAGGGGTCTGCCTCCGGCTTGCCCAGGCCGGTGATGTCGGTCGCAGCGCCGGTTTGCTTGGTAGTTGTGTCCTTTTTCTTCTTAGCGGCCTCAGCTGCAGCCGCTGCTTTCTCCGCTGCCTCCCGCTCATTTTTCGCCTGAATCAGCGCAGCAGAAAACGCACCCGCGAAGTTACCGATGTTGCCGCGAGCGACAGCTGCCATCGCTGCCCCCAGCGCAGAATAGACATCCTTGAGTTTGAATACTTCACCCTCAAGCGTGATGATATGGTCGCGCAAGCTATAGAGTGCGACTCCGAGACCCACGGTCGCCCCGATGATGACCGTAATCCAGCCGCCAAGCGCCACAAACGCGCCTCGGAGCGCCCAGGTTGCCGCTGACAATATACCTTCTTCTTCCGCCATCAAACCAATGAAGCGCGTGGTGTAGCCGATCCAGCCGGCGAAGTCCTTCAGGATGGGAATGACGCGCGACAGGCCGAGCAGATTGGTGACAAATTTGCCGACGCCTGCGCCAACCTTGGACCAGCCGCCGGTCGCCAAATCGGAGATGAGTGGCAGGAGAATCCGGCTGACCTGCACCGCGGCCAATGCCTCGAGCGCAATCTTCAGCGCCTGTGCGTGCTTGGTGGCGAAGGCCAGCGCTTTCCCGAAGGTGGTAATGGCATCGCTCACGTCACTCGAAAAGCTCTTGGCGAGGTCCGGAATGTTGGCCTGTTTTGCGATGTCGATCAGGTTATCGAGCAACTGCGACATTGCCGGCAGTACCGCGGAGAGGATCGAATAGCCGAGGCCCTTGAGCACCTGCTGCAGCCGGTCGAGTTGGTCGTGCGCTTCGCCAGCCAGGTGCGCAGTCGAGGTTCCGACGATCAGGCCGAACTGCTGCGCCTCCTGCTGGATAGCCTCAAACTCCGCGCCGAGCTGGTTGAGCAGCGGGATCTGCGAGGCGCCGGCTTTGCCGAACAATTGAATGGCAAGCGCGGTCTTAAGCGGCCCGTCTTGCATCTTCGCGAACTTCACCGCCAGCTCCTCATAGACAACGCCGGTGTCCTTGAGGTGCTTGTTGCCGTCCATTACATCGACGCCTAGCTTCTTAAAGACGCGCGACAGTTCGACGTTGCCGGTGGCTGCCTGGAATTCCGCCTTCGCCAGCTTCGTCAGCGAGACCGACAGCTGCTCGCTTTCAACATTAGACAGCGCCGCGGCATACTGCAGCAGCGAGAGCGACTCCGCAGTGGTGCCGGTGGCCTGCGATAACTTGTCGAGCGAGTCAATTGACTCGAGCGAACTATGCACCAGCGCCGTCAGGCCGGCTGTGAGCGCGCCGATAGCGGCAGCGCTGGCGACTGCGATCTTCTGCAGCGAGCGGGAGATGTCATTTGCCGTCTTGGCGGACAGCTGCGACATCTTATCCATCGACTGCGAGAAGGTTGCAGTGTTGGCCTTCAGGTCGATGGTTAATGTGCCGACGTTTACAGCCATAGGCTAATCACACACGTACAGCCGCTCCTGGCGGCAATTTCTCTAGCAAACGCAATATCGCGTCGCCCGGCGGCTCCTCTGGCACGGCAGGATGACCGTTCTGTGGTTGCGGCGTGAAGGGATGAATCATGAAGTCGGTTTCGGAGAATGGCGTCTCAGGATGCGCCATGCTGAAGTTGCAGGTGGCAGCCGTCAGCCGGCTGAACATGAGTTCCGTCCATTGCATGTCCTGGATGCGGCGCTTCCGCAGCGCGTAGAGCTGCCGTGGCGTCATGTGCAGCCACTCCTCGTCACTCAGTCCGAGATCGTAGCGGGCGACAGCCCAGCAGTCGAGCCAGGTAAGCGGAGGCTTCAGCCGACTGCTTTTATAGGGTCCGCCTGATCCTGCTCCACCTCCTCGACCGGCACCATCGAGTTGATGTAAGCAGTAGTCAGGGCGGTAATGATCAGTTTGATGTTCTTGTGGTTGATCAGCGCGCCCACTTCTTCGAGCGTGTAGGTGGCGCCCTGCTCGCGCAGGCAGAGCCAGAGCCAGGCCCGCACCATTCGCGCCGACGGTTTGACGAGACTGGTCTCGACGCCGCCGAGCGTGTTCAGTCCCGTCATCTCTTCGAGATCGCACAGGACGTTGGTCGTGACGACCAGCGGCCAGTCCTTGCCGTCGAGCCGCACCTGGACTTTGGACACCAGCTTATTTGCTAGCGGTCCTTTGTGTTTAATCGTAGTTGCTGACATGGATTATGGAGCCGGCGTGATGGTGTAAGTGAGCGTGCCGGTTGCGCGCACCGAGACTTTGAAATCCACCTTCTTGTTTGGTTCCATCGGTCCGATCTCCTTTTTGGTGATGAATCCGTGACCCTGAACGCTGAAGGTGCCGATCGTCATCGGCGCAGTGATTTGCCAGGCAAAGACGGTGCGCGCGATCGCCAGCGTGTCGACGTTCATTTGTGTGGCATCGCCAATGAAGTTGCCCGTCATTTCGATGTTCCCGAGTTTGATCATGCCGGGAATCGCTTCCTCGGTCGTATTCGGGCTGGTTAAGGTGGTGACGTCGATTTCAGCGATCGTGTAATCAGCGAAGCTGATCGACGAAATTTCGATCATTGGGCTGTAGGTAACGGGACTGCCGGAGCCGATGTTAAACGTGGCGCCGTAGCCGAGCTGAGCTTTCGAGGCGGCAGCAAGCATAGTGATAGTTCTCCTTCTGTGAGCGGGGTTGTGGGGTGTGAGGCGGGCGGTTAACCCAGGTTGTTAAACCAGACTTCGTACTCGAGCAGGCGTCGATACGTCCGGCTGGCGTCGTCAAAAAAGTCGAGTTCGTTCGAGCGGAAGCAGCCCTGCACGACGGTCTGCTGCGTGTCGGGCAGGGTGCCCTTGTAGGCACTGAGCACGTTGTCGATGGCACGAGCGAGGTTCAATGCCTCAGCTCCTTCCATTGCGTAAGTGTCGATCTGCAGGCGCCGCGGCGTGAGATCGGTGCGAGCGACGAGCGAGTAGTCGGCGACTTCCGAGACAACAATGTAGCTCCAGCACGGCAGCGGCATGCCCTTCGGCAGCGTGGCATAGAAGCCGCCAACGGGACAGATCGCCAGCACCGCGGCATCGGACTGCACCAGTTGCACGATTCCGTCTTCGATCATTTTTTGAGTGACTCGACGCCGCGCCGGATCTCTTCCGCAAACACGTCGGCCGCCTCCTGACGCGCCGAGTCGTAGGCGGGCCGCATGTACGGTTGTGCGGTGTTATGCACTGAGCCGAACTCGACAAACAGACCATAGACGCCCGGCGACTGATTGCCCTTCGCCGGGTCGTGTTTCAGGCCGATGCGGGCACGGCCGGCTTCCTGCTTTGGCGTGAGCTTGACCACTTCGGTGATCGCATCACGCAGCTCGCCCGGTTGCCGCTGCGGAGTGGCTTTCTTGAGAATCGGCGCACGCTGTTTGGCGCGAGCGAGAAAAACATCGCCGCCGCGCTTCAGCGCCTTCCGCATAGCCGCGCGTGCCAGTTTGGGACCGGCCTGCGACAGCGCCTCCTCGACTTCCTGCAGTCCTTCGATTTTTACCGTGACTTCAATCACGCGGTGTCTTTGTCGCCGAGTTCCACACAGTTCAACACCAGCAGGACATCGCGCTCGAGCGGATTCTCGACCGACTGAATGATGAAGTTACCTTTGAGGCACGAGACGCGGTGACTCGCATTGATTCCTGGCTGGTAAGGCATCGTGATGGTGATATACGCCTGGGTGGTGATCTGACCTCCGCGCACTACGTCGGTGCCGCGGATCGGCTCGATAGCCGCCCAGGTAGTCAGAAATGTCTCGTAAGTAATGATCGGCCCTGAAACGTCCCAGCCAGGCGTCGGCTTCTGGATGCTGATCTTGTGGACCATGCGGCCGGGATCGAACGCCGGCCACTCCATCACCTGAACAGGCATCTCAGTAGACTCGCGAACGTGCTCCGAAGCCGAGCGTTGCAGCCGCGGTGTAAGGCCATTCCGACGCCGGCGCGCCCACAGCCAGGCGCAGGTTGTACCACTGCGAAATCAGATACCGCATGCCGTGCTTCACAACAGCCCCATCGCCGTTCCAGTACGGATCACCCGGCGCATAGCCGGAGGTGAAGCGCACGCGGATAGCCGATGAAGGCAGTGGCGTAAAGCACGGCCACATAACGTTGTAAGGCGGCAGGATGCACCCGGGCTGCTTGCTCCTGTCAACGATGTAATCGGTGCCTTCGGCCAGCAGTGTGATCTTGCCTTTGAAGTCGGTATATTGCACCTCGTCGACCGAGACCAGCGGCCCCGGCGGCAACTCGATGCGGTAGCTCATCCAGTAATCGAAGACGAGATCCCACTGCTTACGCACCAGGTCGGTGCCTTGCTCATTCTCGGCATACGACCGCGCCGCCACGATGAGCCCCTGGATTAATGCGTCTTCTGCCGGCTCGGCCGGAGAGCGCTGCGGCACTTTGAGAAAGTCTTTCGCTTCATCGAGCGAGATCGGCTCGACAAAGGACTGCGGCGGCGATGACTCGGTGAGCTGCAGGGTGCCATAGGTGACGTAGGCGCCCCACATGAGCATATTGCCGTAGCTGCCGTAAGGGCCGCTCGCGGGATAACCGCCATACCAATAGTTGACGATCATAAGAGGTTTCCCCACTTCTCGCGGTAGATCGCCGCACCGGCAGCAATATTGGGAGCGCCGCCCGGCTGCCCGCGGAAGCTGCTCGGAAGCGTCGTGTGATCGACGAAGCAGTTATCCGAGATGCCGAGCCGGAGGCCGGCCTGGCGGCAGCGGCGGCAGAAATCATTATCGTCCCAGCCGTAAGCGGTGAACCGCTCGTCGAGTTCTCCTACGCGGATGAACGTCTCGGCAGTGATCAGCACGGCGATGAAGCAGAGCATCCGCAGCTCCTCGCGGAAGCCGACATGCTGCGGCTGCTGCAGGATATTGCCGACGAAGTTGGTGACAGCCGAGATGATGCCGTAGTCGGGATGCTTCTCGGCGAGCTTAGCCAGCTCAGTGAAGCCGCCAGGCGTGCGCAGCAGCGCATCGTCATTCAACAGGATGAATGCCTGCGGCACGTACAATGACGCCGCGGTACGAATCCCGATATTGACGTTGCGGGCATAGACAAACGGCTTCTCGCCCTGCGCGAAGTCGAGCGGGTCATGGTCGCGCCACCAGACCGGGTCGACCGCGCCTGGATCCAGATCGTCAGCCACGACCACGATAGGCATTTTGCTGCTCTCAAACAGCCGCACGGCTTCGACGCATTGCACCAGATTTGAGATGGTGCGGCTAGGAATGATGATGGCCAGGCGCATCAGTTTTTCAGGCAGCACGCACAACGCCAGAATCCTGAGTTCCTTGCTCCAGCCAGAACTTTTCCGCGAATTCGGTCATCTCGCACCCCAGATCAAATGACGATGCCCACGCCAAATACTCAGCCCGTGTCCGAGTTCCCGGTTTAAGCCGGTTACACGCGATGCACATCGCGACGAGGTTGTTGATGTGGTCCGATCCGCCCAGAAAGCGGTCAATAATGTGGCCGCACTCATAGTACGCAGCGTCCTCTCCGGCCAATGAATAACCGCAGACCATACATCGCCCGCCGTCTCGTAAATAGACCTGCTCCCGTTTTTTCCTCCATTGCCTCTGCATCAGGATTCCGACCACCCGCTGCGGCAAGCTCTTTAGCTCGACGTCGAAACGACGCTCATCATAGGGATGATCTAAATCCCGATAGAGAGCCTTTCGGAATTCTCGATCGTAAACGTCTTGCCAGATGAATAAATCAAACTGATCCGATGACCCGAGCGGAAGTGGCGGCGGCAACCACGGCACGACACGCTTTTGCGCCAGTTTTTGACGGTAGCGGAAGCTTGACATGACGGTTTACAGCGCTTTCAATTCCAGCGGCCCGGCCCAGCGGAACGACGAGTCCGCGGGAAACAGATCGCCGACAACCATGTGCCGGTAGCCGTCCTCAATTGAATTGTTCGGATCGACCTGGTTGTACCAGTGGTATTTGCGCACCCGGTCGTCACGGTGCAGATAGCCATAATGCAGCAGCCGCACCGGGATGTCGCGGATCGAGACCAGCAACTGCGCGGGAGCCGACGAGCAATGCAGGTTGCCGCCGAAGCTGGTGCGCCGGAACGTCAAATTACGCGCTGTCAGCTTGAACAGCGACGGCCGGCGGAACTCCTTGTACCAGCGATCGACGCGAATCTGATCTTCACGGTCCCACAGGTAAACGATGTGCATCGAGCAGCAGCTCCAGCCCTGCTGCATGGCTCGCTGTAGCTCCGGAATGTCCGCCTGGTGCAGCGCTTCATCGCCGTCAACGTGGAGACAGTAGTCGCCTATCTGGCCGCCGGCTTCCCAGATCTTCTCCAGCAGAAAATCCTTGTCCCGTGCCTCGTGGATGCCATCAAAGGTCGAGCGGAAAACAGTCGCGCCCAGCGCTTCGGCAAGCTCCGGCGTGCCGTCGGTCGAGTGATCATCGAGCAACAGGATGCGATCGCACACCGGCTGAATGGAACGCAGCACGCGCTCGATCCAGCGCGCCTCATTCTTCACCCGCAACATGCCGAAGGTGCTCATGAGATCTTTGTCCAACTGGATCCCATCGTCCGCGGGCTGGTGTTCTCGTCATGGATAGTGGCGTACATCCGCTCCCCGGCCTCGACGGTGTGCAGAACTTTTGCCGTCCAGGCGGCGGCGACGAATTGGTTATCCTCGCCCACCTGCACCGCGGCAAACGGATTTCGCTCCCACCAGGAACGGCGATAACAGAGCGAGGTTCCGAGCGCGTAATTGCTCATGCCGGAGTAGAGAAACCAGTTCGGCCCGTCGGTGAACCGCATCGAGTGATAGCCGGTGACCGAGTACTGCGGCTGCTCCACGAGAATCCCTACCTGTTCGGCCAGGCGTTCCGGCGCCGAATAGTCGTCGTCATCCCAATGACAAATGAGTTCACCAGCAGCGCGAGCACAGCCGAAATTGCGCTTACTCCCGATCTGGCGGGCTTCTGCCAGGTGAATCAGGCGGATCGAATCATTCGCCGGGAGAAGGTCGCGCACGTCCGCGCCGTCCGCCAGAATCAGGAGTTCCCGGTTGGCGTAGCTCTGCGCCTCGAAGCAGCGGATCGCCGCCGGCAGCCAGCTTCTCCGGTCCTTGGTCAGACACAGGCAGGTGACGAAACGGCTGCCGCGCAGTCCCTGCCTGGACCGGCTGCGGCACAACGACCTTGGTTTCGTAAACGACTGGCGGCGGCACGGCTTTTCGCACGTGGCCGAGGCGCAGCAGCTCGATGGCGAGCGCGTCGTCCACTTCAAATTCCTGGCCGGCAGCCACCACGCCATAAGCACCGGCAAGTTGTGAGAGAGCGATGAGTTTCATAAAA